ATGTAATACTTGAGCCAGATGTAGCAGTATAATCTGATGTGCGAACAAGCAAGATACCATTTAGATATACTTGTTCCTTGCCAACCAGATAATTAAGAGTTAAGCCATTATCATCGGAACCAGACTTTGTAGTTTCTCCGCCAGTTGCTGTATAACGATAACGATAAATTGCTGCAGTAGATGATATAGAAGCCCAGGCAGAACCTGACCAGGCATACATAGCATTAGCAGCAGTGTCCCAGTAGATAGCACCAGTAATAAGAGCATTGCCATCATTATCTAAACTTGGTGGAGTTGCTTTAGCACCTAAGTAACGGTCATCAAAGTTGTCATAAGTTGTGGCAGCAGCAGCAGCACTTGCTGCAGCAGCGGTAGCAGAACCTGCAACTGTATCTACATACTGCTTAGTAGCAGCACCAAGATTAACTGATGGGTCAGCATTTAGAACCAAAGCACCAGTCATTGTAGAACCAGCCTTGAGTACCATAGCATCAAAGACTGTACCGCCTGCTTGAATTGCTGTTGCAATTTCGCCAAGAGTATCTAGTGTTCCAGGGGCTGAGTTAACCAAGTCTGAGACTTTAGTATCTACATAAAGTTTAGTTGCTGCATCAGCATTTGCTGTAGGTGTTCCAAGAGAAACAATCTTTTGGCTATTCATTGAGAATGAACCAGTAGGTGCTGCAAGGTCAGTTACCTTAGAGGTACGAACCTGTGTATCAAAGTCTGATACAGTACTTGCTGTCTGTGTGCCAGTGTGGTTAGCACGGGCTAGTGGGTCTGTTGCTAACTTGCTTAGTGCAATACCAGCAGATGCGTTAATGTCTGAGTTGACGATAGTTCCGTCTACCAAGTCAGCAGAGGTAATAGTTCCACCAAGTGATAACTTGCTGTAAGCAATACCTGCAGCAGTATTAATATCTGCGTTAACAATTGTGTCATTAGTGATATCTGCTGAAGTAATTGAACCTGCAAGGTTTAACTTGCTATATGCAATTGCTGCAGCGGAGTTAATATCTGCGTTGACGATTGTATCGTTAGCAATCATTGTGCTAGTTACAGTGCCTGTATCTCCAGCGGTAATGGCTGTGCCTGAAATCTTTGTCTTGTCAATTGCTGCTGCTGAGTTAATATCAGCGTTAACAATTGCTCCAGTACCAATAACTGTGGTTAGGCTTACATTGCCAGTACCATCAAAGGTAACTCCGCTTGCTTCTACATCTCCAGTCAACTGGAATGTACGACCAGTAGCAAGGGCTGTGGCTGTAGCAGCATTACCTGTTGTAGAACCTGAGGTTCCACTTACGTTACCAGTTACATTTGCTGTAATTGTTCCTGCTGTAAAATTACCTGATGCATCACGAGCCACAATTGCACTAGCAGTATTAGCAGATGTAGCAGTAGTAGCACTATTAGATACCTTACTAGCAGTTGAAATTGTAGCCAATTTAGTATCTGCAATAGCAGCACTAGCATTAATGTCAGCATTAACAATAGCGCCGTCTACAATCATTGCACTAGTAATTATATTTGTATCTGTTGTTTCCAAAACATTAGCAATGGTTAGCCCGTGTGCTGTGGTTACATTTTCAATATGTGAATTGGCTTCGCGATAGTCACGACCAATTGCCATGTGGCGAACTACTGCACCAGCAGAGTGAGCCTGACCAGTTGCTGGACTTGTATCAATAGCACGAACTATGGTTAGCGTGTTAGTGCTAACCGCGGTAACATCTACAATTTCTTCAAGGGCTGTATCTGGGTCAATTACTACAGTAAATGTTTCTCCAGCAGAAATGGTGATACCACCAAGAAGTCCGCTTCCAGATACGACTGTAGCCGAAGTAGCGGTTGAGTTGATTCCAGCAGTAAGAGTAGTTTGCTGCGAACGGGATGAGTATTTTCTAGTTGTCATTCAATCTTCCTATCGGCTGAAGTGAACTCGTGGCGGGTATTGTTGTTGTTGCGACATAATTTCTTCTGTTAAGCGTTGGTTATAAAGAGCAAACAGTTGACGGTACGCATTAGTTGCTGAACCAAAGGTACGCTTGTTATCTGTTTCATCAGCCTGTGGTGACTGTGCACCAGTACGGGCTGGGTCTAGGTATGCAATCAAACGATATGAAGCACCAAGAATTACAATGTCTCTACAAGACTCAGGTAGTCCAGTCTGTGTATTAAATGAAGTAGTAGCACTTGTAGATAGCACTGAAGGTGCGGTTGCATAAACAACCTTCACCTTACGGCCAGATACAATTCTGTCTCCAATAGTTACTGTCTGTGCACCCGTGCCCCAAGTTGCCTCATCTGGAAAAGAATCTAAGTCCCATCGCTTAATGCGAATCCATTCTTTACTAGAGCCAATATCTTGCCAGTGCATAGTTAAAATGTTTTGTATATTTTTGTTATCTAATTCGTATGTGTTTATTGCAGTGCTGCTGAATGTAAAACTTGTCTGCTTAACGGCAAACATAGAAGAACCCATAGCACGGATAGTGTCTTGAATGGCACGTTTTACAACGTGCTTAGGAAAAGTAGGAGAGATAGTTACTTTAGAACCAGCATCATGTGTAGCAGCAGTAGAACCCATAAAGCCTCGACCATAAGGAGAGACTGTTCCTGTATTAGAAATACGGTCTACGCTATCTACCCATAGTAGTTCGTCATCAATTTCAACGATACCCGAGCCAAGGCGTTGAGCATCTGCAACACTAAAGATTGTTGGTGCTGCAATAGTAGATGTAGTTGTAGTAATAGCAGCCGTTAAATGTGTAGCCTTATCTTGCTGTATTGTATAACCAGCAAGGTTAATTAACACCTCGTCCGTTAGTTCATTAAGTAAAATACCCATTACCACTTCACCTTATCTGCCCAGTAGGCTGCACTTAGTTTGCCTTTGGCAATATTCTTAGCATGCCTTGCTTTAAAAGATTTACGTCTTGCTGCATAGGATGCAGACTCATTAGCCTTCTTTGGAGAACCAGATACACCCTGCTGCCCAAAACGAATAGTCTTGACCTGAGTTCCTTCTTTAGCCACAACTACGTGTGACTTCTTGGGATGGGCAGGAGTACGCTTAGGCTTGTTAAAGCCTGATACACCAGCACGGGTTAATCTAGAATCTTTTTTCATCTGTATTTAGCCGTCTTCTTTGCAATAGATTTAGGTTGTTTAACGAACTGCTTACCAGCACTAGTGCCAGCACGCTTAGCAGCAGTAGTCTTTGCATACTCTGCACTGCTTAAAGCCGCTCTTGCTTTTTTAGGTAGATACCGTTCACCAGTAGCCTTAGCACCTTGAGTGCTAGGTTTACCAGATTTAGTACCCCAGTCTTCTTTAGTCCACTTAGACAAAGATTTTTGTTTAGTAGTTTTACTACCTGAGTAGCCACCACCAGCCTTCTTATAAGCCTGTGCTAATAACTGAGCCTTACGAGCAGACCATTGACCAGGATTACCACCTTTAGAACCAGACATAATCTGATTCTTTAAGCGTTCACGTAAACTTGCTTTGGTGTAGGCCATTATTTTTTATCTCTTTTTCTGAGCGTCTTTTTGAGCCTTGCGTAACAAAGCATCATATTGTGCTGGAGTATATTCTTTTGGCTTAATTACTGATGGCTTTGGCTTTGGTTTAGGAGTTGGCTTTACTTTGCCAATGTCTCGTAATCCAACTGTGCTGCCGTTAGGCAAAGCAACTACAACGCCAGACTTTTTTGTAGGAGAAGCCATTGGCTTTCTAACACCAGTTGAAGGCTTACGTGGAGCCATTGGCTTTGGTTTTGCCGATGGTTTCTTTTGCATTACATGCCGCCAAACATTCCACGCTTTGCAGTCTTCTTCATTGTCTTCTTAACCATCTTCTTCTTAGCGGTCTTCTTGACCATCTTCTTGCCTGACTTCATGGCTTCCATCTTGGCTGCCTTCATACCCTTAGCAGTGTATGCATATTCTTTTCCGTTTACCATTGGCATTATATTACTCCTACTTCTTTTAGTTTAGATACGGTATTGTTTTGGATTATCTTGCTATCACCCATGGTATTAGCATCAAATGCTTTACCCATGACATCAGATGCACGAAGTGCTTCCTGAATCTTTTTCATACTTGTACCAGCAGGTTGAATCCCATCAGCACGTGCTGCACGATAGGCTTCTAACTCACCGTCCCACTTCTTATTACTTACCATCTTCTGAGAAGATGAATCTCCTGGATTTAATTGCAGTCCTAAAATTTTGCACCCGAAGCAACCTTCAATATCTTCTGGATGGTCTAATCTATGTCTCATACCGTCTCCACTGTATAGCCTGCAGCCTCAAGGCTGGCTTTTTGACCAGCACTTACTTCATAGGAGTATCCACCAATGTATGCTTCTTCAGCAGCCTCTACTTCTTCTGAGGATGGATAGCGAAGTTCATAGTAAACTCCATCTATCTTCAAGACTGTGATACCTCTTACAAGTCTGAACTGCTCGAATAGACGGCCTTCACCCGCAGGGCCTTCGCTTACTGTAGGTGTTGTGAATCTGTATGCCATATAGCCTCCTAAGCCGTTTTATGGATAGAGCAGGGGTTTCCCCCTGCCCCACCCATCTAATTACTTAGATTACGGACGAACTGATGAAGCAGTCTCGATGCGGTATAGCGCCTCTTGACGGTAGATAGACCAGTTGATGATACCGTGCCAGCCGACTGGGCGGAAACGGTTCAACTTGTCAACAACGTTACCAAACTCAATGCCTGGTTCCTTCCATACTGCTTCAGCAAGTGCTTGCTGTCCTAGTACGTAAGTGTTGTAAACACGTGCCTTTGGTGTAACTGTAAGTGTGTTTGTTCCAACAGTTCCTGAGTTAGCGACAGACACTGTGAATGTAGTGTTTGTTGCACCAACTTCAATTGCTGTAATCAAAGCACCTGAACCTACGTTAGTACCTGAGATTGCATCTCCTACCTCAGCAAGACCACCGAATGCAGCGTTTGCTGCAACGATAGTAAATGCACCTGAAGCACCGCTTACTGCAGAAGCAGTAGCAAGTGCTGTTAGAGCACCACCTGAGATTGAGTTAGTCATGCGTGGTGTCTCAATGAAACGGACACCTTCCCATGCGCCTAGTTCACCAGCAAATAGTGGACCAACATTCTGGTACTCATGTGGTGTACGCCAGATATTGTTACCTGTCTCTGTACGTAGGTCGTGTGAAACTTCTGGGTGGATGTATGAAACATACATTCCGCCACGAGGAACAACATTGTTAGCACGCAACTTTGTTACAGCGTAACGAACATCGCGGCCCTTGAATGTGTCTGATGCTACGATTGTTGACTTAGCAGCAGTTGTAGAAAGTGCACCAGCAGATTCGCGGATGACGTTTGTACCTGCATCAAGAATAGCAGCAACACCATTGTCTAGTGTAGTTGCCATGTTAAATGCGACTGCGTTAGCAATCCATGGGTCAACATCAGCAAGTGACAGTAATGACAACTTGCGAGTTGGAAGCACTACGCGACCTAGTTCTGTCTGTGCGACATCTAGTGTTGTAGTTGCTGGTAGTGCTACTGCATCTGGGTCTACAGTTTCAGCGAGTGTTGCACCAGCAATTGTGGTGTCAGCAATATCGTTGTGGAACTGGAAACGGATTGAAGAACCATCGTGAGTTGGGTTTCCGATTTTCTTGTCCGCAATTGCGCGGAACTGTGGCACTGAACGCAAGTTGAGTTCAATCAACTTATCGTATGCCATAGTAACAAGATTGGAACCTAACCCAGAGGTTGAAGTTGAAAAGACATCGGCCATTTGGCGATATCCCCTTTCTAATTAGTGTGCGGTTTTTTATTGACCGCTGAGAATGGATATGATTTCTTCCTCAGATGAGGCATTTGCAATTAATCGCGCAATGTCTTCTGAATAAGCGGGAGTGTCAGCCGTTTGAGTAATAGAATCCTGTTGCTGTAAAGCACGTATGTTTTCTGTATCAACTGGCTTTTCTTGATTTGGCGTGTACCCAATTAAGTCACCATTCTCAATGAGCCAGTTTGACACTGCGTCTTCATTGATAGTGTCTAAGTCCTTAAGGACAAGACGGGCAGCCTTCGTGTTCACTCCCTTTGATTCAAGGATTTCTTTAACGGTTCGCTCATTGGATTCCTTAGAGAACTTCGCTAGTTGTTCTTCAAGTTCCTTAATGCGCTTTTCATCTGCTCGCTTGGCTTTGCGTAAGTTAGCGATACCATCATCGCCATACGAGTTTTGAGAACGGGTTAATTCGTTCTCTAGATTTTCGTTATCGTTCTCCCAGTATTGTTCGTTGCTCATGCAACATCACCCTTCATTAGTAGTTGTCGCAGACCGCAATCAGATAAGGGGATATTTGATTGGCTTCTGCTACCAGACTGTTACGCCTGACGGGGCTGGTATGTCCGTCTAGGGAATTTAAAATGCGCTAGATTTACCGCTACCTAGTGCGTTACGACCCAAGCCAGAGGTTCCACTAAATGAACCTACTTCTTTTTCGGCTAGTCTTAAACGCTTGCGCTTAGCAGATTCAAGTTGTGCAAAGACTTCTTCTTCTGCTGTTTTCTGACCGTAGTTAATACCTTCTTCAGAATAAATCTGACCAAGTTTTGTAGCAGTTGGAAGAACTCCGCTAATTGTTTCATAACCTTCTTTAGCCAGTGCTTTAGTAATACCCATACGAGCAAGGGCTGAAGCACTAGCCACGTCTGTTATTAGATTCTGCTTTAATGCTTCAGAACCAATCTCAGCAGATGTAACCTTTTCCTGTAGTTTAGGTAGGTTTTCTTTAGGGCTAAGGAAGTATGCAATTAAATCTTCATCGCCAATATTATAGAAAGCCTTTAAAGTTGATTTAATACTTGGTTCAGAGTTATTAACTCTAGTTACTACAGTATCAACTCTATCTTTAAACTCAGTAGCAGAGATATCGTTACCAATAATATCTGCCATCTTAGCCTGTGCTGCCTTACGGTCTGTTCCAAAGAAACCCTGTTGTCCATAAGCACGAAGTGTTTCTTTATAAGAGTTCTCTAGTTCTAGGTATGCAGCCTCTGACAATACGTTAAGTCCTGCAGCACGGCGAGTTTCATTGCCTGCAAATCTAGTTATGTATGCTTTAGTTTTGCGTAATTCTAAAGCAGCCTGTTCAGAACCTAAACCACGTTCCATGTATCCTTCTATTTCTTTTAGCAAATCTGGGTCATCTAAGCCATAATCCGCAAAAGTAGATTTAAGAATTGCGTAGGCATTTTCATCTACAGTTGTTTTGTATTTACGGCCAGAGGGAATAAGAATCTTAGTTGTTCCGTCAGAATAAATACCAATAACATTTCCATACTCATCTCTTTCTGTAGAAACTAAAGTTATGGCTATGTTATTATTATTGTTGTTATTATTATTGTTGTTATCATTATCATCACTATCATCATTATCATCAGTAGTAGATTTTTTAATAACAGGAGTAGTTGTTGGTGCTACTACTTTTAATCCAGGTCCATCTGGATTAGGAATAAGAGTGCCACCAATTAATTTAGCGGTTTCAATAGCATTGGTTTGCGCATCAATTTGCGCTTGAGTTAAGCCAGTATTTCCAACCTGAACACTTGTATATGTATCAACTGGTGGTACATAACCTGTTTCTCCGCGTGATGCGGCAGTAATACCAGCCATTGTTGTTGTGTTGACAGTACTTGATTGTGTGCTTGCATTTAAAATTGCTTGCTGGTCTTCTGCTGCTTTAAGACGTGCTTTAGTTTTTGCTAATTGTGCTTTAGCCGCTTTTAATAATTGTGCTTGTGTTTGTGCCATTATGCCCTCAATCCAAACATACGTAAAATATCATTTGCATATCCTGATGCTTCTTCTCTTGCACCAGGGGACTTTAACCACAGTGGTTTTGTCTTTGGATTAGTGCGAAGAAGTTTTTCATAATCATTTAAACTCATAACACTACCTTGTGACTTACCAGATGCATCCTTATTATCAAGGGCTAACTGAATATCTTCATCAAAAATGCTAACTGAATTATCTGCAATACCTAGCAACTTACCTTTATAATATGCAAACTGATTAGCAATGTCAGATACTTTAATACCCTCATCAATTAAGTTAGAAAGATTAGAGTAACGAGCCTTTGCTAATGTACGAATAAGTTGCTTTTGCTGGTCTAAGTTTCCTTCTGTTAAGGCTCCGCCTACTTTCATTCCTCCAAGAACGTCATTAAGAATATCGGTTGAAGTTCTTGATACACCATAGTCTGCTGCATACTGTTTGATTACTGTAACAGCCTGAGCAATACTACCAGTACCTTGAGTAATCTTTTCTAAAGGTGTACCCAATACATATGGTTTTAAAATATCTGCTTTAATTCTATAGTAGTCTTCTTCTGTTAAAAGAGTATTAACTGTTGTTGAAACAGAACCACTTATTTTAGCCTTGCGTGATGCATTTTTTTCTGCCAATTGAACAGCATTAAAGTATTTAGTCTTAGTATCTTCATCTGCATCTTGACCCAACATAGTAAAAAAGAACTCATTAATATCTTGGTCTGTTTCACTTTTTGGTGTAGATACTTTTTCAGTATCTATCTTTGTTCCACCAGTATATGCCGTCTTACCAGACAACCATGAGTCGTAATTAGAAAAATCAATTTGTCCATTAACTGTAAATCTTTGAACATTCTCAACGCTATGCTCATTGGCTGACTTTAAGATAGCCCCATTAAGTGCTGATTCAGAACGGGTTACATAATCCTTTTCACCCATAAAGCCACGCTCATAAAGCATCTTACGTAAAGACTCTGCGTTCTTTCCGTATGCACCCTTAACCCTAGCAACTGCTTCACTGGCATTTAAGATTTCTGAATTTTCAACATTAGGTGCAGGCCAAAAATATACTATTTGAAATTCGCCAGTTGGTTTACCATTGCTATCTAAGATACTTTGCTGAAGTTGTAGGTTTCCGTATGGGTCAAAGCCAACCTTTAACTTACCAGTAGCACCAAATAGTCCATTAAGAAGATTCTGAACTTCTTTTGCTTTAGCATTTTTATTAGCGGCTACAGCAGCAGCGGCAGCGGCACTAGTTTCTGCTGCCTTCTTGGCTGCATCAGGGGATTTGTACGTAGGTTCAGCCACTATATTACCTTTCTGGTGATGCGCCAACAACATTGCGGGCGTATGAGTTCAGGATTGGCGTGAAAATCAAACGGTTTGCTTCACGGATTTCTAGGTTAGAACGTGATAGTTCAAAGAGTAGTTCTGCTATTTCTTGTTTAGAAGTAGCCTTTTGTTCTTGATACTGGTACGCATTCTTTGCAAATGGATTTTCATTAAAGTCAATAAAAGAACGAATCTTTTGAATAATCAACTGCATAGATGCACGGGTGTCTTTAGCAATAGGTGACTTTGTTGAATTAACCGCATCTGCCAGAACATTTAATTGTTTCTTTAAAGTACCACGATTATCTGGATTATTAATTGCTTCTTCTAATGATGGATTAGAATACATTAGTAGTTGTCTATTACGTTCTGCTGCAGCAATAACAGCCTTACGTGCACCATAATCAGCAACATTAGCAAGGTCTGTTTTTTCCTGCTTAACATAAGCAAAGTATTCTTCTTTATCAGCAGCAGTCTGAATCTTTTCTAGATAATCTAATAGCCCAATTTCATCTACAAGTTCTTCTGCTTCCATAAATGTATAGATATCTGGATTGTATTCACCAATCTTTGGTGCAAACAAGTAACCAATTTCTTTATACGTATCTACAAACTGACGATTCTTCTGAACCCAAGACTTTAAGTTATCTGTCTTATTAATAAATACTTGCATTGCCTTTGTGTTACGTGGGACAATGTAGGCTAACTTTTTAGGATTCTTTCCAGTAAAGGTTGCTATTGCTAAAGCAAATGGGTCAGTTACATCTGGACCAGCATTCTTTAAAATACCATCATATATATCCCAGAATGAAGACTTGAAACTACTGATGCCAGTTTGTTTAATAAAGTCTGGTAATCCAGCAGTATCCTTAAGTGTTGGATAGGCAGGATTTAAATTACCTAAAATAAACTGTGAACCAAGAATGCTATTTGAACTTACTCTTAAAGCACGTAGGTATTCTTTCTTCTCTTGAGTTGTTGCATTCTCTGGAAGTGTGTAACCAAATGCTTGGTGATAAGCCATTGCCTGCATAACAGTACTTGTTTTTACACGGCTTGATTCTTGGTCGCGTGCAGCGCCCCATAAACCAGAGGCAAACATAGGCATTGCAATCTTAAACGCCTCACCTAAATCTGTGTTCTTGCCAATATGACCCATTGCAAACATATCTAACTTATCTGCAGCCCAGTTAGTATATGGAGATAGTTTATCTCTAAATGGAACTAGTGGTAAATCACGCAAGAATGCTTTTGCAGTTAGGATAGCCAAACCAGCCTGTGGTCCAGCAAAGGCTGGAGCACCAGCATCTGGAGCAAAAGATGGGTTAACAAGTCTGAACTTAAGAGCAAACTGTGTGGCTGTAGGAATTTTTAAGTATTCATTACCAGTTAGTTTAGCAAGTGTTGGATTAATAGCATTGTTAATAATAACATCTGTTGGGAAGATAACATAGTCATCTCCCTTTTCATCTGTATAAACAGAACCAGCAGACTCTAATCCCATGTGTAGTAATCGCATACGATATAAAGCACGCAATGGTTGCTTTGTGTACATGCGGTACATACGGCGCTGAAAATCTTCTGTTGCTCTAACGAATCGCCCAAGGTGACGAATAGATATAGCAAAGGAAGAACGAATGTTTGGATTATCAACATACTCAAGTACAGCATTGGTTGCTTGTTTAACAGAAATTTCAGATATTTGTTTTTCTGCTAGTAATGTTGCTCGCTTTTTAGCAAGAGCCGTATCCATAAATGGGTCGCTTTCAAGCATTGCATTTTCATGACGCTTTACTAGCATTGCTTCATATGGCTTTAACTGTCTAAATGCTTTATTAATACCAACCTTTAGTGCGGGAAGACGGAAGAAACCTGTAACTTGATGGTCCATAAGTTCCATAATTGCGTTAGGGAACTTGTCCATCATCTCGCCAAAAGTCTGAACTTCCTTTAGTCCGTCAAGGTCTATTGATTTTCCATTAATAATAATGTCGGAGTTAATGTAGTCTGTGATTGGACGGAATCCAACAGTTGCTTCATCGAACTCAGCGTGAGTTAAACTTGCTACAGCCTTTGACCATGTGCCTTGATAGCCACGGTTAAGCGCATCTTCAACTTTAATAATTTGTTTTTCTTTAGTAGCAATTAAATCAAATAATTTTTTATTATAAGAGTTGACGTTAGCACTTCCATGAAATGAAAAACGCATATCAGCCAGCATGTCATCAACCAACATACGTGCAATCTCAGCATCTCCATAGCCCTTTTGACGCAGCCCAACAACCTGAGAGAATGGACGTAATGCAGCATCTGTTATTTCTGCTTTATCGCTAACCCAGACTCCAGTTGCATTATCGTAATAGACTTCCATTTGCTTTAGAATATCTTTACGAGCCATCTCAAAGTCGTTTCTTGTCTTTAAGGCATTATGTCTAAAGAATGCGCTTACTGGACTAAAGTAACGTCCTTCTGAAATTTTGTATTCATTAAATCCAAAACGTAAATTAAAGTTACGCCACATAATAACGCCAACTTCAACTTCAGATAATTTTTGAACCTCACGTGGTGTCCAGTTTCTACCTAGTTCGGCTCCATGTTCTTTTAAAAATAGACTAAAAGAGTCTAACCCAAAAGTAGACTCAAAATAATCTGGAGAAACCTTTCCGCCAAGAATAGACTTAGCAGACATAGAGTTAATTACTGCACCACCAAAGTTTGGTTGATGGCGCATTACTTTTTTAAGATTATTCCATGATTCTTTTCCCACAACACTTGGATATATATCCTCTGCTACGGAAATAAGGGCTTCACGCATTTCCATATTAGAAATTTCAGCAAGTGGGACATCAATCCCAAGTTTTTCTTCTAAAGCCTCTTTAATTTGAAGTTTAATTGCTTCACGTTCTGGTGCTGGAATAGCATCACGTGGGTCAAGAGGTCTACCATTGGCACGTTTAATACCAAACTTGTTGGCAAGCCAAAAGAAACCACCCTTTACTGGACCAATACCAGCACGACTACCAGTAATTGCAGTTAATGCTGCTAACTCTTGGTCAAACTTGCTTGCACCAAGAGCAAAAACAGATTCTGCTTCATTAACAAGGGAGTACATTAAACCTTCGTCAACATTGGTACGCATACCAAGACGTGGAGCAAGCGTTCCAGCAGACCAGTAATTACTATAACGAGTAGCCATTGTGCTACGTGTTACACCACCAAATAAATTAGCAGCAGCACGTGCAGGAAATGTTACTTTATTGTCTGGAAGTCCCTTACCAAGATTGCGAACCTTTTCGTAAGAAGACAAACGATATAATTCATCGTATGGAAGTGGTGCAATACCCTTCTTTAACTGCGAACCATGAACAGCACCATTATTTATTAGATACGGAATGTTATTTTGTGTCTGATAAATTGATGGATGCAGTAAATCTGCCCATTCTTCTGGGAATGGGGTATTTGGTGCAGCATGCAAAGTAGATGTATCGTTATATGTTTTCTCTAAAACATTCAAAGCATCATTATCTGATATGCCAAGACGCTTCATAAAAGCGTACTGCATATTACGAACTACGGTTAGTTGAATATTTTCTGGTTGGTCAATAAGCCATATAGTTATAGCATTTGCCATATCATTTGGCATTACTGCTGCTGCTGTACTACGAATAGCATCTGCTGTTTTAGCAGAATCTTCTCCCCAGATAATCATTTCTGGTGAACGTTTGGTAGATGTACCCATTTTAAATAAAATCTGACGTGCTTTAGTAATATCTTGTTCTAATTTAAGTTCATCAACAATACGAGTATTAACTAATACGTTATCTTCATCAGCAACACGGGTTAAAGTTTCAATTAAATCAAGACTGTCTTTTTCAGCCTTTGCTAATAGGTCGCCAGTTTTATTTGTTGCTGTTGGATTAAAAACTTGATATGCTGTTTTATGCACAGCGGATGTAAGTAAACGAGTACGGCGAGCAAATGGAATAGCATTGCGTTGGAATGATAATCCATCCACAGTTCCATTAAGCATCATGTTTGTATCATCTACATAAGTAAAAAATTCACGTGCAGATTCAGCATCAAAGGTTCTATTCTTTACAAGAGTCCTAACAGTATCTACGTTATACCATTCTGGAAAGTCAAACTTCATTGACTCTAGAATTTTACCCTTTTCATAAGGACCCTGTGCTTCTGCAAAAGATTTTAATCGTGGTCCTAGTTGTTCATTCCACAATTTTGCAACAGATGGCTCACTAAATACCCAAGCCATTCCCTCTTCAACGCCACCACGTTCTGCTACAAATTGATATTGTGCAGCAAGTTTTTGACCTTTAGTTTGAAATCCACCAAAGCGAACATAGGCTTCTCCAAAACTAGGCTTGTATCCTCCAACACCTCTAATTGCTAACTTACCAGCAGTACCTACACCAGTATAAGTTAATGGGTCAGCAAAAATTTGATATAAACCATCTATTGGACCAGACATTAGTTTTTCAAATTGACGTGCACCCTTTTCGGTTCTAAGGTCAATACCAATAAACTTCCACATTTTGTAACCAATAGAGTTATCTTGAATCTGCATAAGACGTGAAACAGATGGAGATGCATCGCGACCTGGAGAAACCTGTGCATCTTGAGATAGTTGGTCTACAAGGGTTTGAAACTTTTCTGGATTGTCTCCTGCATACTGAATTGCTTGTGCAATGTCATCATCAAAAGTTCCGTATAAACCAATTGACTTACCAATAGACTTTTTTTCAGCAGTCCCACGGGCTAGTGTTGTTAAGGCTTTGCCGTATTTTTCTTCATACTTTGCAACTTCATCCCACTGCCATGAGTTTGTACCATTGTATGCATCTGTTAAAAGTTTTTTTGAAAAGTCCGCGCCTTGTCTTTTCTGTTGAATTGCTTGATATGGTATGTTGATAAGTTTTCCATATCTTTCAACCATTTTAAAACCTTGTACAAGTGGTGATGCAGCAATACCAATAATACCTTTAACTGGAGCCGCAACAGTATCAAATGCTTTTTGATAAATAGTTTTTTCTGGTCGAAAAATTTCTTCGTCAGAAAATAGTGTATAAATATTATTTTTAACTATTGGGTCAAGTCCAAGAAATTCCTTACGTGCTTTCTCTTTTGACTTAGAAAGAAGTTGTTGTCCAAGTTTCCAACTGCGAGCCTGTTGGTCTACAAGACTAGCATCTATTTCAGACATGCCAATGTTGATTGCAGTCTTATAAAGGTTAGGACTCATTTCTACTACAGCAGAACTAAGGTTTTTAAGCGTTTGAGCCATTAAAAACCTCTTTGTAATAGAGTATTATAAATAAGTTCTGAGTCTCCAGATGGGTCATTTTCTGCAAGTCGTTGCATAATTGTAAGAATGTTTGGCTCTTGATTGGGAAGTCTTAACGAAGAACTTCCTGGACCATCACCAATATCAATACCAGATGTAATAGGCTCATTTGGGCGAGAAGTAGCAGCCATTAATTCTGTTGGCATTTCCATTTGCACTAGTCCTGAATTGCCCATTGCGCTTCCGCTCATAGGGTTACCAGCCATAGGTGCTGCTAGTTGGTTTGAATAAGTTTCTTGTCCTTGTCCGTATGGCAATCCAGAGATGTATTTTGCTCCTTGAGTTGGACCGCCGTCAGTGCGCTTAGAAAGAGCGCCAGGGCCTGATACTGGTGCTGGGTTAGACGGCGCACGATAGCCACCAGGACCTTGTGGTGCAGTTGTCATTACTCATCTCCTTCTTCCAATTCATCATCTTCATCTGCTGGCGGTTCGCCAAAGGATTCTTTATTATATTCTTTAGCCATACGCATCATGCCGTAAGCATTCCAGGGTGTCATTGAATCTGACACTTCTGTATGCAAGTAACGAGTTCCATCATAGTCTGCCCATTCTGTAATTATTAACCAGTTAGCGCAGATGTAGTTAGACCCTTCAGGGTCTTCCTCTATTAGAACTCTTAGTGCTTGCTCTATCTTCTCCCTGAATCTATCACTCATTTTGCGTACTGAATCTTTGTTATAATTGGTGCACTTGTGTAGATGTCCCACATGCAAGCAACTTCAATTGCTCTATGAATTATTTTTTCCGCTTGTTCTGGAGTTTTTGCTTTATTAATATGCAAAGCCTCCAGAACTCCCAAAGCAACATCGCCACCGCTGCCACCATAATAAATACCACGGCTATCACGGTCCCAAGAATAATCTTCAAAGATAGGGTAAATAACTCCATGAATGCTGATAATAAAATCTGAATCCTGTGCTGCTGCATCCCCGTCTTCTTTCATATCATAACCTGCATCTATAAAAACTTTACGCATTGCAGGTATAAACTTTTGTGTCATAAACAAATCTAAGTCTTCTAACTTAGTTGGCTTAGGTGGTTTCCATCCAAACTGCAAGATATTAGAACCACGACTAGCACCAGAACCAGCAATAAGATAACCATTGTTTTCGGTAATCTTATGAGTAGCAATCGTCATAGGACGACCACCTTCATCGGATGCTCTAGAATCGCAACCGATTACAGACCATCCATCTCCTTGATAAGCAGCAAGTGTTGTCATTGTCCCCTACTTAGTTATGCTTGAGTTACTGTACGTGCCGATGCATTTGTTTTACCGCTCATTGAGAGGCTAGAAAGTAAACTTTGTAGACCTTGCGGTGGTTGAGAGCCACCTGCTGGAGCCGCGGTGGGAGCAGGGGACGGTTGCTCGACCATAGGTGCTTCTCCAGCAGGTGGTAATTCTGGAGCGAACACGTCATTGATTGCGTCCTCAACCTGCGTGCCCTTCTGTCTTAATCGGATTACTTCTGCAATCTTCTTAACAATTGCAGTTGGGTCTCCGCCATTAGCAATAAGTTGTGGAATTGCTTGCGCTGAAGCATTAAGAGATGAGATAAGCGAATTACGCATTTCCTCAACTTCTATTTTTTCCTGCTCCTGAGTTACGTTAACTCCAAATGGCAATTCACGCATTGCTAGGTCCTTGGAGATTAACTTACCGCCAAGGGCCTGCAACATAAAGATAAGTCCCTGCGCTGGATTAAGACCAGCCAACATTCCATAACGAACATCTGCAGAGTAATCTCCCTTAATATCTTTTGAAGGTAGATACTCAATTGCATAAGGACTACCCGCATCAATACCACGAATGGATTTTGTTTCATTAAAGATTTTTTCATCCACTTCAAAACAAAGTGAGATAACAGTCTTTAATGTAGATGCAAGAATAGCCTGCGCTGATTTAACCTGTGTATCAAATCCACCCATAAGGGCTTGAACACCTTGACCAGTAATGATTGAAGCATCAAGATTTCCAGTACGTGATTCAGGATAGCGTGTACCCATACGCAGTTCGTTTTGTAGAACTGCTTGCTCATTAAATAATGAACCAGATACTGGTAGTTCAACTCGGCGTACTCCCGCAGGATTCTTGGTGCGGATAACTCCGTCACCACCGAATTGGAACTCGTTCACATCGTCAGGAACAATCAATGGTGACTGAACGGCCTTCTCTGTTGCTTCCATCGCAAGTAATGCGAATCTATTACGAAGCAATTGAATGCCGAGTACATCATCAAACTGTCCACGCATCTCTCCATCAACGGTTGGTCGTCTTGCGACTACAACCATTAACTTGCCAATAGGATTCTTAGCACGGGAGATAACGAGATTCTGACGTTCTGGAACGTAGATAATAGATTGATGCTGGTCGTAGTAACGAACAATCTCAAATCTACTATTCATGTCTTGGTCGTATCCGTCACGACCAAGTAAAACGTCAGCATGCTCTGGGAATTGAGAAATCAATTCAGCCAGTGGCATGGCATAACGCTTAGCAAAAGCAACGCAGCGTCCGTAGCGGTCAAATTCAGGATACGCCCCGACAGGACTTTCTACGCGAATACGCGGCAACTTTGCTTCAGTGTCCAATTCAATAATGAACGGAACAAACCCAAATGTTACATACCAATCTGCTCCAGTATACATCTGGACTTGCAAATCGGAATTATAAAAATAGTTAGCAGCAATACGAGTACGGTTGTCTGCTGCTTTACGAGCACGGTCTTTAACTTGGCTAACTACTGAGCAGTTAACCGCAGGTAACGGAGCCATAACTTCAGATAAGTCACGGGCTACAATGTCAACAAAGTTGGCAACTACGTTAGCCTCAATACCTTCTGGAAAGAAATCAGGATATACGCTAGAAATTTTACCTTGACGTACTAGTAATACATCTTGCTGACGTGAATCACGGTCACGGGTGCGGTCTTTTAAAGACGCAACACGTGCAAAAATTTGCTTATCAGTTAGCATTATTTACTATTCCTTTTTGCTCGTGCAATGGCTTCTGCAATGGCTTTTCTTTGTGCTGGTGTAAGATTCTTTTTTAATTCTGCTGTACGTTTACTGCGTGCTGTTTCCGCTGCACGGCGTGCACGAACACCTCTTTTTAAAACTGCTAATCTTTCTTCTGGACTTAAACGCTTACGTATTGGTGCATCTTTAGGACCAGCAGGTTTTCTATTAGGACCTTTAGCAATTTTCTCACGTAAAATTCCTTGAATACCACGTGCATCCATTGTACGCATTGCTGCTTTTTCTTCTTTAGTTAGTTCAGCAAATGCTTTCCTAATGGCAGTAAGTTCATCTTTTGGAGGTAGGTCTTCTCTTACTTTTGGTGAGCGTTCTACAATAGTGTTTCCAGTTCGTGTAGAACGTGCTGGAATACCAGGTGTACCTTCTGGATAAAACTTGCCACGAATTGTTTGACCTTGTGGTACTTCTTGGTCATCTACATCGCGTAGGCGTTCTGCACGACCTTTATTCTTGTAATCTTTTTTACGCATTTCTTCTTGCGCATTGCGCTTACGGCGCATTTCTCTTTGAGTACGTGGTCGTTCTTTTAATTCAGTTGTTTTACTTTTAACTGGAGGCTTAGTTACAGATTTCTTTCCAGCAATTTTTCTTGGAGCATTACGTGCAATGCTACGTTCTTTGGCTGCATCTCTAGCAGCCTTAATTTCTTCAGCAGTTCTTTTAGTTGCTGGCTTTGTAGACTTAACAGATGTATCTACTGGCTTGGTAGCACGTTTAATTGGTTTAACTACTCTTGCACCACTAAAACCTTCTGGTGGTCGTACTCGTCTTGCAACTTTTGTAGAATCAACTGGAGACAGTGGACGTTGCTCAGCAAGTTCTGCTTCTCTTTTTCTAGTTACTGAACCTTTTGTTTTTCCAGACTTTGGAGCAGTAGTTGTAAGTTCTTTTTTCTTTGCAACTCTTGCTACAGTCTGTGCTCGATTACGAGCCATAACAACTCTGGCTTTTTCTGCTGCAATCTTTGCTGCCTTTTCAGGATTCTCTGCAAGCATGCGCTTAGCCATTGCTTCAATAGAGCCTTCGGCTGGTGACTCTCTATATGCTTTATCAAGTTTAGGGTCAGAGTATTTAGTACCCTGATACTCATATCGCTTAGGACGTGTTTTAATTCCCTTGTTTGCTAAAGTCTTAGCAGCACGGGCTTCGTTGCGAACAACTAGTTCAGCAACTTGACGCTTAGTTAATCCTTTTGCGGCAGCAGAGGTTAATGCTTTTTTAGCAGCAGTGGATACAGCAGCGCGGGCAATAAGAGATGCCACGCCAGCGGCTATCAATGGTACTGGCATCTTTACTCCCTATTTCTTTTTTGCTGGTTTAACCTGATTTTTTAATTTTTTTAATTGAGATAATTGTTTTACATTTGTTGCGTTAATAGTTTTTGGATTTACTCTAACTACACGGGTAGTTTTTGCACTATTAATTCTTACAGTTTTACCTGCGGGAATTTCTGGAATACGTGCTGGTTCTTTTGCGGAAGGCACTGTATTTTTTGCTATTTTAGAATTAGCAACTCGGCGCGCTTTTGCTTTACCAGCAGAACTACCACGCGCTGGTGCACCGCGAGAAACACTACCTATGTAATCTTCCCACGCTTTTATATCGTTAGGTGGATTACCAACTTGCTTACGAGCAGGCTTTACCTGAACATTAGACTTAGGTGTAGCAAGAGGTGGCTTGCTTTTTGCAGATTTTAGTGCAGCCCTTGTTTCTGCTGCTTTTTTTGCATTTCTACTTAAAGCGGCAGCAGTTTTAGTATTTGAAGCAGTCTTTTGTGCTGCGTACTTTGCAGCAGATTTCTTTCCTAAAGTTGCTTTTACAACTTGTTTACCTGCTGCTTGCGCTACCTTTTTTGCTGCAAGACGTGCAGCAATTGCTGCTGCTCCTGCTGCTATAATTGGTACTGGCATATTACTTACCCTTTGCTTTTTGACCAGAGCGTGTGCGCTTGGCACTTGCTGGTTTAGGTTTTGGATTAGACTTCTTTGAAACAGCGTATGCTCCGCCTGCTGCTCCTGTACCAGCAATGCCAGTTCCAGTAGCGACCTTCTTTACAGTACGAGTTGTATTAGATTGCATAGATTTCTTCATGCCTTTGGTTTCACGCTTTGCCATGCGATAAGCAGCAGCGTAAGCCTTTGCTTTTTCACCTTCGCGAATAGCATCAAATCTATCTAACTGACCAAGTGTCATATTATCTGGAACACCCTTGCGTAATCCACCTAGCGGTGGTGTACTTAATGCAGGCATGCCTGGTACTTCTACTCCGCCAAAGCCTTTATCAAGACCCATTTTAATTTTAAAAGCATTTGACTCGCCAACAGTTGTTGAACCATAAGAACTCTTTTTGTTGCTTTGCCTAGCAATTCTTTTGGTTGTCTTTGCAAGTTGCTTAGTGCCTTGTTTCATGCGCTTTGCTTGCCCAATTGTCATGTTAGGAGTTTGTTTTAAATCTGGAGAACGTGCAATAATCTCTTTATCTTTTGCAATTCTCTTAGTCTTGTTAAGAGAGTCAACACCCTTTTTAACAATCTTTCCAGCCTTAAGAAATTTACCAGGTCCTATAAGCATGGCAGCATTGGCAGTTGCATCCTTAAGAATTTTTTTATTACTTACCTTAGGCTTTGCATCGGCTGCTTTTTTAATTGCTTTTGCCGCTTGTCCAGTACGTGCCATGTTAGTTCCTTATCCGAATTGTTCTTGCCACTGTTCTTGCAAGGCAAGGTCTAGGTTTACGCTTCCACGTTTTGATAGTTGAGCACGGGTAGCCCAACGGTTTTCTGAGTATTTTGCTATTACTGTGCTCTGTTGCATTAACTCACGTAGGCGTATAAACGCAAACCACATAGCCATAACGCAGTCAGTCTTGCCTTTGGTATCTGGTTTCCAAGTTATGAGTTGTTGAATTAAAGCCTTGACTCCCTCTGAACCATCAGCGGAAGGAAACTCAATCGTGTTGTTTTTTTGGAATACTCCATCGTGCATAGTGCCGAGCATCGTTGACATAGATGCAACACCGTGGGAGGTATCCCACTTGTTCTTCTGTGTAAAGTGTGGCTTTAAACTACAGCCGTATTGCGATAGCCATTGACGTAAATCTGTATCTAGTTCATAGGCTTTCTGGTGTGCGTTAATTTCAACACGAAACTCATTAGGACTGTACTTGATTGTAAACTCTTCAATCATGGCACGAATCTTTTGCGGCGTAGGCTCAGACATGTTCTCACAGTCCAGCACATACATCTTTCCGTCTACTCGGTTATAAGTCATTGCTACAAATGCAGCATGGCCTCTGCCCATAGCAGGGTCAAAGCCAACAACTGTGTAACCTTCTACATGATTCGGATGTCCCACCACGCCCTGTTTTAACGGACCTCGCTTACGCATACCCTTGGTGCAAGCCTGCACCAGTGCGGGTGGGAAGATGGAATCTTCTTCGACATCCTCCTGCTGATAAACTAAAGCCCAAGTACTAGGAGTTACTTCACCGCGCCGTTTAAACAAAGACGGTCCATCCCACTTGGGATACAGCCCTTGCTCATCGGGTAATTCATCTTCGTCTCCATCCCAAGGATGGTCAGACTTAGGCCAAAGGGTTACCCAGTCTTCTGGTTTCTCCCCATACTCCAATACCGCAGGCATAGCCATGTAAGTAAATGGGCACTTACCACCAGACCAATGCTTCGGATTACGAAGTTCTTTATAAAAATCATTCGCCGCAATTCGTGTCCCTACAATCAACAACTTGCCATTCTTACCCAAACGGGTAATAACTTCTTTTTGTAACCAGTTAATTTGCTTGTCCCACTCGTGGGCATTGGCAGTGGTAATGCAGTCATCCAAGATAATCAGGTCAGCACGAGCACCGTAAATCTGACCACCCATACCAAGTGCTTGGATGGTTGGGTCTTTTTCGGATGAGTCTCTAGCATCGCTACCAAGGTAGACGGTATCTACCTTCCAAGTATCAGCGTCTTGTTTCCAGCCACCCTCAGGTCCATAGGCTGTTTGTAACTTTAGCCAACGTGGGTGGGATAGTCTTTGCTTAATTGCATAGACAAACTCTCGCGCTTTGTTAAGGGTCTTACTGACCACAATAATGCGCACATTAGGATTAAGGGCAATTCGGTAGGTAGAGTAGTTAACCGTTACCACGGTTGACTTGGCATGCTCAGGGGGTACATTTACCAATAAGCGGTTCTGGTCCCCGTCTTCGTAAATCATAGACTCGTGCAGCCATGAAGGTTCGTAACCTTCTAGTAGGTCAATCCAATCTTGATGGTGTGGAAAGACCTGCTGGTTTAAAAATACTTCAGAAAACTGTGAAAAAGAAATCTCATCCTTTGCCACTCCGAGAGAGATGGTGGAGTTATTTTTGGCATCTGCCTTGGCGTCTTCCAAATCACGGGCAAATTTTTTGTCGCGGCTAATCCAGATACGTAAGGTATCTTCCTTATAGCCTATCTGAACCATGGCCCTAGGAGCACCCATGCCCTGGGCTACCAGGGCTAGTAACTTTGCCTTTGCCTCTACCGTTTTTTCGGTACGGGGGTTATTACTTTTACTGAATGTCATCTATGTCCCTTTTGGGCAGAATTTACCCGCTTACAATAGTCTGTTATACAGCCTGTTGTAACAGACAGTAGATACAGTCTGTACGCAAGGGCCTAAAGCCCTTGCTATAGTATCGGCAATAAATTGCCTCTACTATATATTAATCCGTTCAAACACCCATTCCGAACACTTTGCAGCCTGTGATTTACATCACAGTACTATAACCGCAGGTCAGACCCTATATTGATAGTACTGGGGCATAGGCATACTGTTGTACGGGAAATATTTAGGTAGAGATACTCTACTGTTTCCAAAAGCAATTAAACAGTCAGGGGTCATTTAGACCCCAGAACTGTTTGCTACCGCTCAGTCTGTACTGTTAGATAGTGCGCTGAGCAGGAGGCTATCTCGGCGCTCCATAGTAAATAAACATTCCGCGCCCCAGTTAAATAAAAATCCTGGCTGGCTGAGGCAGTCGGGCTGTTCCGTAGCATGGCAGTCCAGCAAACTACACTGGACAGCCATGCCTTGGTTTAGGTGTAGTTAAAGGTATTAACTACAGAGAGGAAGTTATGTTCACAACATCTGAAACCATCGTAGAATGCAGAGTGTGTGGGATAGATAACTGGTTGAACTGCGGGTGCTACTACCTACACGGAGGTGAAGGTAGCCTCGGAGATATGAAGAAGGAGTGGAAAGAATGAAGCATTATATTCTAGTCCATGAGTTCGATACAGGGTGTCCAGCCCACTACGAGCACTTCCAAGGAACTGGATTCCCCTGCCCAGTATGCGGAGTTGAACTGGTAAAAGTAGGAGAAGGAGTAGGGGAATGAGCGAACAACAGGGCATATCAGTCACTAATGCCTGCTACTCATGCTACATACTAGATGATGTATGCATGGACTGCGAAGATAGTCGTCTAACAAGAGAGGCGATAGCAGTGCATGAGATAGTAGATGAAGGCAACGACATCTATCGTTATGCTCCTATGTATACCAGCCTAACCAAGATTAATCCAGATGAATCTGGACATGAATGGACAGGCTCAACCACCAGAGTAGAACCGTACTTCGTATGGGCTACTCAGACATGGGAAGATACTCGAGAAGAGTTTCTCCCACCGATTACGGTTATAACTGACCGTATCTTTGAACTCAATATGGATATGCCACCAAACTCAATGGTGTGCCAAACCTGCCACTACACATGCAATATGCATGCTGTATGTCCAAACTGTAACTAACCATCAAGGGCTTGCCCCGTCCCAAGTGACGGGGGCTACGCCCAAAAAACAACTACTAGAAAAGGAAATAACATGTCAAATACATTCACATTCAATGGTTCAATCGTTAAGGCAGTGAAAGATTATACTACAGTTATCAAAGCATCTGTAGTAGACCGCCGTTTGGAATACACTCCAACTGGTGAAATGGCAAGCAAGTTTACTGCAAGCCGTCAGATTACAATCACTGACCCTGCAATCCAAGCATGGGTTCGTGAAAACCTTATCAACTCTACAGAAACCGAATTCGCCTGCAACATTGAAGGCTATATGACCTCAAGTTTCTCTGAGAAAAACGATAAGTGGTATGAAAACCAAGTGGTTACCAAGTTATCACTAGTCTAATCAATCAATCGCGGGTGGTGGGGGCTTCGGCTCTCACCACCCGCACTTTTTCCTGCGGGGAATCGTACAACAGCAGTAGATAGCGAGTCGAATAGATGGTAGACAACCAAAATAATACAGTTTATTGTGGGGACTGCTTAGTTCCTATTAGCCAATGCTCACACAAAAGGAGATAGAAATGGTACTAGATTCAATGACACTACTAGCAATGCTCATTGCTTTAACTACATCTGTAGCAGTAATCACCCTTGCTATCAGACAGAATGCAATACTAACTAAAGAGAACATGAGACTACGCAGGGAACTACGCAAGACCAGACGCACAGATTACTACATGGATACAGACATAGCCAAGGAAGACCTATGGACAACGAAATGAGATACAAGATAGAGTCATTAGATATATTGAAGGCAGAACAAATGAAGATACAAAGAAAGTATGTCGTATCCAACTGCGACAAATGTAATATGACAATCCAAGTAGAACATTGGGACTTGGCACATAGAAACTACTGCATACCATGCGGACTAACTAAGTTAGGAGAAGTTGATGGCTTACACAGTTGAAGAAATAGCACAGTTAAATGAATCAATGGAGGCTGCAATCCTGTCCATCAAAGCAGCCAACAATATTCTAGAAGAAATGATGGCAACTGGACGAATCTATGTGGAGGAATAACCAATGACACTAGCAAGCAAAGAAATTACAAGCATCAAAAATGCAGGTTCAGAGTATGCAAAGAAGTTCTTAGCACACAAGTATGCTTTAGAATACGCTGAACTATACGCAGCATATTGCGCTAACCGTGGAGTAGATACACGGGGCTCCCATAGAATACCACCAGTAGATGAAAGGTTATTAGTAAAAGAATGAGTAAAGAATTACAAGAAGCATTAGACAAAGCAGCCCTAGCAGTACAGCCCATACTAAATGAGATGTTAAAGGAGATAGAAGAAGATGAGTTATGAACCACCACTTGAAGATGATGTGGCACTAGACAAAGACACAGAAGAAAAAGATGATGGTTACCAAGAACCAGACAGGATGTGGGGCGATGAATAAACTATTCGCAATATTTACTGCATGGTATGTAGCATTCTTATCGCTACTACCATGGCAGATAGCACCAATACAGCAGTACACAGAACCAAAACCTACAGAGATGAGCGAGTTCCATTGGACACCTCGTGCTCTAAAACTATATGCAAGACAGTACATGCGCATGGCATACCCAGAATGGAATATGTCTGAGCACCGTGCACTAATGAAGTTATGGGGAAAGGAATCAGCATGGAATCCCAAAGCAGACAACCCAAACAGTTCAGCCTTTGGTGTACCTCAGTTGCTTAACCTTGACCCATCAACGCCAGCCCCGCTCCAAGTTGAGCGGGGGCTGGAGTATATCCAGCACCGTTACGAAAAACCATCAGTTGCTTGGTCGCATTGGCGAAGCAACGGTTGGTATTAATAACAACTAAAGGAGAAAAATGAACAGAGGAATCACAGTAAAACTTCCAACGCATAAAGTAATTACTGCATTGGAAACTAAGTTAGCAAAAGTTGAAGAAGATTATGCTAACCAAGAAGTAAACGAAGCCGAGTACAATAAGGCTTATGCTATATGGCAAAAAGAATTAACAGCCTTTGCTATTAATAATGTTAAAAATGCTACTAATTTCCGAACAAACTATCGTGAATGGAACAGCACCCTTAACATTGACTATGATGTAATAGTTGATGTAATAGATTTGCCTGTTTGCCCAGAGCGTAAGCATAACACTATGAGTCATCACTCATATAAAGATATTGTAGAAGACATTACTAATGCTCTGTCAATTTTACGCATGACAGATGAAACAACAGTTAACGCTTCAACCATGAAGCAAATAGCAAAGTACTTATAACTAAGGAGAAACAAATGACAGTAACACTAGAAGAAATCGAAAACTACTACACCATTCTCTTAGATGAGAACGGCAAAGCAGAACAACTACTAACACAACGCAAGCGTTTAACTGACGCTATCTATGCACAGATTGATTCAGATACAGCACCAGATGATGACCATATTGCAGAGGTAGCAGCAGCAATGCAAAAGGATATTCAGTTGCGTGACTTTGTATTAGGTCTACCATCTGAGCGCAAGATTCAAGATGTTAATGGATACCTTGCATACTTTATGGACTCAGTTCCTACTAAGTTCATTGCACCTATTGCAAGTGTATTGGCTGCAAATCTATATTCTTTAGAAGATGTAGATTCTGCTAAAGAACTTGTCAATACTGCATTAGTTCATAATCCTGGTTACTCACTAGCAATGCTATTGAATCGTGTGTTCAATACAAGTTGGCCATCAGGTGCATTCAAAACTATGACTGAAGAACTACACCCAAGAGTTAAGGAAGGAATGGGTATCTAATATGGGATTAGATATGTATCTCTATGCCCGTAAAGGCATAGCATCTATTGACTGGCAGCCAGAGAAAAAACTCAACGCTGACTACACAATACTAACCTCCCTTATGGGGGCAACAGAATGGGCTTATGACCCAGAAGAACTAGCCTTTGCTCAAGTATCTATTCAAGTTGGATACTGGCGTAAGGTTAATGCTATCCATAACTGGTTCATTGAAGAACTAGCAGGTGGAGAAGATAACTGTCAGACTATTTATGTACCACGCAGTTCTTTAATTGACTTAAAGATTCTATGTGAAGAAGTGTTGGCAGACCACAGTAAAGCGGATACAATACTACCAACAGGTTCTGGCTTCTTCTTCGGAAGCACAGAGTATGACGAATGGTATTTTCATGGTCTTGAAAAGACTGTGAAGATAGTAAGTAAACTCATTGAAGATGTACCTGAAGGATGGTCCTTCGAGTATCAGGCTTCATGGTAAAGAAAGGGACAGATGACTACAGCAGATGTAGTAGTAAAGAAAAACCGCTCAGCCTGGATTAAAGCAGGCGTAGCAGTTGAAGCAATAAGCGCAGCACAAGTAGCAGAACAAGCAGGACTTAACTGGACTGTTGGCTTATCCGATATGCACACCTCAGACTTCTTGCATGTACCTAAAAAACAAGCAGTCATAAAGAAACAAGATGGAAATGAATCAGTCATTGGTGTAGTGGGTAGCAAGTACAAAGTCTTTCAGAACTCTGAAGTCTTTGGCTCACTAGATGGATTGATTGACTCAGGACAGGCTCGCTATGCAGCAGCAGGTGAGTACGATGACGGAGCAAAAGTATGGATGCTCATGTCATTACCCCGTGAAATGGAAATCAAAGGTGACCCACACTCAGCCTTCTTACTAGCCAAGACTAGTCATGATGGCTCATCATCAGTAGTAATCCGCCCTATCATTGAACGATTGTGGTGTTCCAACCAAATCAATCGTATCTTTAGAGCCAAGAACAAAGCACATACTTATACCCTGCGTCACACACAGAACGCAGTGCTATCAGTATCTGACATGCGAAACTTACTTGACCTAACCTATTCAAGCATTGATATGTATACCAACCTGGCTAACCATCTTATCCAGCGTGATGCAGACATTGCTAAAGCAACCGCATACTTCAAGAAAGTATGGGCATTGCCTACTAAAATTGAGCAATCACCTTTACACCTACTCAGCAAGGGTGAGAAGAATGCTAAGTCCCGTGCCCTCAATGCACGGCAGAAAGCATTTGCTATCTATACAGATAGCCCTACGCAAGAGAACATTCGCAATACAGAGTTTGGTTTATGGCAATCAGTAGTAGAGTATGCTGACCATCACTCTCAGAAAGATGCTAGTATTGCTACCCTAGCAGGGCGCAATGATGGCATTAAACTTCGAGCACTAGAACTACTTTCAATCTAAGGAGAATCGTGTACCTAAATCCAATCACAGTAGACGGCACAACCTACAACTTCACTGAAGAATCATTGAAGGAACTAATTAAGACAGACATTGCAACTAAGCGCAGGCTAGATGCAGTATCTACTGAAGCACAAGAATCATACAGAAAACTAGTCAAGGTACGCAATGAAGTACATGCTTACTTTACAGAAGCATTTGATGGTTCTGTTGATGAAGATGAAACAACTGTTACACGCGATGAGGTTAACGCATTGCTTGAATCAATTGGTTCAGACATGCTTACCACAACTTGGTCTGCAACTGTAGAGATTACAGTTACAGTAACTGATATCAAGGCTACCTCGGCAGAAGAAGCAGAAGATATCATTAGAGATAATATCGAAGTCAGCGGCTACGACTTAGATATTCAAGACCAAGATGTAAATGTAAGCAACATCGAAAGAGAGTAGGGCCTCTCTTAAAGAACCAGATAGTCGCTATCTAACATGTGGATGTTTGTTCATTTCTACCATGTGTTAGACTTGGGGATGGGTGGTCCCGCCATCTGCGAACACGGGACTCTAATTAACTAGGAGAGTAATGCCAACAGAAATCGAAAGAGATAGATACGGACGACCATTAATTATTCCACCCAAAGGTGGCAAAGCAATTGCTTATACTCGCGCAACCACCATTGCTAATAGTTTAGATGATGCCTCTGCATTAACAGCATGGAAAATGCGTATGGCTGCAATAGGTTTAACAAGCAGGCCAGATATATTATTAGCCATTGGTGTAGCAGGAGATAACAACAAGTTAGTCAACGCATACATTGAAGAAGCAATGGAAGTAGCAGGTGCTAGTAAAGCAGCAACAATCGGCACAGCAATCCATGCACTAACAGAAAAACTAGACTTAGGTTTAGAGTTAGGTGTATTCCCAGAACAATGGATGGGAGATATCAAAGCCTACGAACAAGCAACAAAGATTTTAACTAAAATTTACATTGAGCAATTCACAGTGCTAGACAAGTATAAAATTGCAGGCACACCAGATAGAGTTGTTGAATACAATGGTGAACGATTCATTGCAGACTTAAAGACAGGTCGTATTGACCACCCAAATAATATTTCTATGCAGTTAGCAATCTATGCAAACGGGTCCCCGTACATGCCTGACACGGGAACCCGTGGTAAGTGGGGCGACATCAACAAAGACAAGGCAATTATAATTCATGCCCCAGCAGGGACAGGAACTTGCAAACTAGTATGGGTTGACATCAAAGAAGGATGGAAAGGTGTACAGTTTGCAATGAAAGTAAGAAAGTGGCGAGACCAGAAGGGTCTTGCTACTCCATTTGAGCAAGGAGAAGATAGTGCCTAGCACAGAAGCACCCATCAGTATCACAGTTAAGACAGCAGCAGGTAGTTTGGTAACAGTCCGAGCAGAAAGCGGCGAGGAACTAGACCAAGTTGTTGCACTATCAGTACATGCAATCGCATCAGCAGCACAGGAACTGGAGTCGGCAGTGCGTGGTGCATCAGCACCAGCAATGTCAACACAGTCAGTAGCAGCAGCACTAGGTGGCAATATCATTGACACACTAGGGGGAACATCAGTTCCTGCCCAAGAATATACACAGCCAGCATCAGTACCAGTGTCAAACATTGGTGGTCGTGCATGCGCACACGGAAAGATGACAGCAATCCAAGGTATGGGTAAAGACGGAAAGCCATACAAGGGTTACTTCTGCGGTGCACCGAAGGGTGCATTCGACAAGTGTAAGAATCAATATGTTGTCATTCAATCACCAGAATGGAACACATTCGTACCAGAACAGATTAAGTGAAAACACTTAGACGCTCTATAAACAAAGCAGAGGTAGGCGGAGAACCACTCCCGCCTGCCTTTGCGGCGTTTGAAAGAGCAGGAATTATTCTGCGTAGAGCAGAGGTAACTGTAGTTGCAGGCACTCCAGGTGCAGGTAAGTCATCAGTTGCATTGGCTATTGCTGTGAAAACAAAACATCCTACACTTTACTTTTCAGCAGATACCAATGCACATACTATGGCTATGCGTTTGATTGCAATGACGGGCAAAATGCCCCAGTCAGCAGCAGAACTGTTACTTAAAAACAATCCAACAAAATCACATGAGATACTACAACTAAACAATCATTTGTTCTGGTCGTTTGAATCTAGCCCTACACTTAAAGACTTAGATGATGAAGTCTCAGCCTTTGAAACTGTATGGGGTAAGAGTCCAACGCTTATTGTTGTAGACAATCTTATGGATGTGGCAATGGATGGATATGATGAGTTCGGCGCAATGCGTGCAGTTATGAAAGAACTTAAATACCTAGCCAGAGATACCAACGCAGCAGTATTAGTACTACACCATACCAAAGAAGGCTTTGATGGTTATCCATGTCAGCCACGCAGTGCAGTGCAAGGTATGGTCAATCAAATTCCAGCAATGGTTCTAACTATCGGACAGATGAAACAGGGCGAAGACACATACCTATGTGTAGCCCCAGTTAAGAATAGATATGGGCGAGCAGACCAAACAGGTAGTAACTATGTTACTCTCTCGTTTAATCCAGAGTCTATGTACTTAGAAGATGTAGCGGTTAGATACCAACAAGAAGGAATAATAGACTAATGAGTAGTGCAGCCAAGCGCAAGGGTACACAAGGCGGAGAAATCCCAGCAGTTAATTGGTTAAAAGAAAATGGTTTTCCATATGCGGAACGCAGAATTGCGGGCAGTCACCTAGACAAAGGCGACATAGCAGGAGTCAATGGAGTAACTATAGAAGTTAAGAACCATATTAAGTTAGACCTTAGCACTTGGGTTAAAGAACTAGAAATAGAAATGATTAACGACCAAGGTTGGACAGGTGTTGTCCTCCATAAGAAAAAAGGAACTAAGAATGTTGATGAATGGTATTGCACAATGCCAGCCAAAGTATGGCTGGATTTAGTTAAGCAGGCTATGCGTGGACGAGAAACATAATATTGCAGATTACTTAAGATACATCGGCGCAACCGTGCCACCAGAGGGCAACGGTTGGCGCAAAATTAAATGTCCATTCCACGATGATGGTCATGCATCAGCAGGTATAAACTTTGATGAAGGTAGATTCAAATGCCATGGCTGTGGTGTAAGTGGAGATGTATACGATTTAATTATAGAAAAAGAAGGAGGCACATATCGTGAGGCTATCAAATTCGCACAGGCAATTTCTCTTACAGGCAGCGAACCAGTACGCAAACCAAATACACTTAGCAGAAGAGTACCTAGCAACACGCAATCTCTCGGTAGACGAGGCTCGGAACTTCCACTTGGGGGTAGTAAAGGACGCTCTTCCAGGTCATGAGCAGTACTCAGATAGGTTAGTCATCCCATACATCACGCCCTCAGGCGTGGTAGATATCAGATTCAGGTCAATGAATGGGGCAGACCCAAAGTATATGGGCATGCCAGGTGCTAAGACCAGCATGTTCAATGCACAAGTAGTACTCACAGCATCAAATTACATCTGTGTTACTGAAGGTGAAATAGATTGTATTACCCTAAGTGTTAAGACTAAACATCCAGCCGTAGGTATTCCAGGTGCAAACAATTGGAAGCCATTCTATACAAGAATCCTAGATGATTTTGATACAGTAATTGTATTAGCAGATGGCGATGGCCCAGGGTTAGAGTTCGGTAAGAAAATAGGTAAAGAGTTAGGCAATGTAAATATAATTCAAATGCCAGAAGGCCACGATGTAAACAGTATCGTGCATAAAGAAGGAGTAGACTTTATCAATGAACGAATCGCCAAGTGCCTCAATGTCAAATGAAGATAATGTATGGAATTTTATTAAAGACCATCCACGGCTTATAGGTTTACCTATATCAGATAGGCAAGGGCTTGACTTACTCAATGCACTAGGTGATGTGGCAGATATGATTCCAAAAGACCCAGTAATGGCACATAAAATGCTGACCATGATAGCCACAGTTATAGTGGCATCAGTTACAGGCAATGGTAATGAGACCATTGAAGAACTATTAGTAGCGGAAGCAATGTACAACTTCGACACTGAAACTAAGGAGATACTCAGTGAAAGACCCGAATGACTTTGAGGATATTCTAAAAGAACTGCGTGTTATTATGATACGTAAACATGCAGACTATGGGCCGTTAAATATATCCAATGCCCCAGGCGGGGCAATGAATGGCTTGCTTGTCCGTATGCATGACAAGATGGAACGGTTAGAGAATCTTTACTATAAAAAAAACGACACGCCCAACTACGAATCTATACAGGATTCCCTCATTGACTTAGCAAACTATGCAATAATCGGACTATTGGTGCAAAGAGGACAGTGGGAAGGCATGAAATAATCTAATGTATTTAGATGACTACGAAACCATGGTAGCAGCCCTTGCTGTTGAGTACCACCGCAAGTACCCTATAACTGAGCAGTCAGATATAAAACAAGTACTGTGGTTGTGGTTTGTTTCTCATCCCCAAAAATACAAAGAGTGGTCAGAGTTAGAACAGAAAGATAAAGATAAGTTAATAGCCAGGTCTCTACGCAATGCAGCCATCAAGTACTGCGAAAAAGAAAAGGCTAGAAAGATTGGGTATGAAATACTTGACTTGTATTACTACAACCCATCAGTCATTGAGGCTTTCTTACCATCCATCATTGCAGAATCATATGAGATTCCAGTAGCAATTAAAGATTTAAACTACAAATTTTCTAAAGGTGAGAGCAACGATACTAATAACTGGCTAGTGCTGCGTTCAGATATAGCCACTGCTTACTACAGATTATCAGATGCAAAACAAAATGTGCTTCGTATTAAATACTCAGCAGAAAATGTTGAGTGGAGTGACTTAGCAGATGAACTATCTACCACAGCAGATGGTGCACGGATGAAAGTAAAGCGGGCAATCAGTAGTTTGATTAGGAACATCGGCGGGCAAAGGCCATACATTGAAGAAGATACTTTAGTAGAGGCAGATGATGACGAATCAGGAGAGTGATAATGTTAAAGAAATCAGAGAGTTATTACACCCAACGGATTACTCACACGCTATGGATTTGCGAGGAGAATCTATTGGAGATGTTTGCATATGTGGAGGGGATGTATTTCATGCGCTTGTTGCATTTGACGAGGGTGAGATATGCTTTTATTTCCTTGATGGAGAGTGCACTAACTGTGGGTCAATGGTCACACTCCCTTACCCAAAGAACGAGGACAATTACTAATGCCACTCTTTGATTTTAAATGTACTTGTTGTTCAGATGTAATAGAAGTAAATGAAAATATACCCCCAGCCTGCTCAACTTGTGGTGAAAGAATGCAGCGTATATGGTCAGCACCAGCAGTCAAGTTCAATGGTTCAGGCTTCTACTCAACAGGAGGATAGAATGGCAGCAAAAAAAGTAGGTAGGAATAAGTGGTTAACATTTGGTCGTAACTCAGGATTTGGGTTAGGCTTTAATGTATGTAAATATTATGTAAGTTTAGAACTTGGTTTTTGGTATTTAGCATTTGAGTTCTAATGGAGTATCCAGACTGGCAAGGCACACCTAATTGTAGAAGTGTAGACTCAGAGGAGTTCTTTGTACCAGAAGGTAGTTCTACATATAGAGATGTTAATAGGCTTAGTAAAATCTGTAACAACTGTGAAGTAAAACAACAGTGTTTAGATTACTCACTTAAGAATGGTGTATTTGGATACTGGGGTGGAACAACAGAGTTCCAACGCAGGGTACTAAGAAAGAAATTAAAGATTACGGTCAAGCCACTATACTTAGGATACCCATGAGCAAACTATCAGACTTTGATTTAGACTTAGCGGTTGGTCAAGCAGGAGAAGGATTAGTAGAACAACTACTAACAGGTGGTAGTACAGTAGAAGTAAAGACAGATTTGCAATGGAAAGATACTGGCAACCTATATATAGAAACAGTTTGCTGGTCACATAACAACGAGAATTGGTATCTATCAGGGTTGTCCAGCACTAAGGCTGCATACTGGGCATTCGTGTTGGAGGGGGCAACCTTGATAGTGCCAACGGAGGTATTAAAACAAGCAGTAACGGCACGGGGAAGAGCCATTACTTGCAACATACCTCCCAACCCTAGTAAGGGTTACCTTATTAAGGTTGAAGATATATTAAGCACGCTCAGTAAATGACAAAAGACCCCCAGTTCTGGTAGAGATACCAGTTCTGGGGGTTTCTTGTGTCTATGGGGCTGCTAGGCCCCTTAAATCATTACTTTGAACCACGTCCAAAGGATGTAGCAGATGGGTCTAGCCACTTAAGTAGTGGTCCAGCAAAGCCTGCAAGGGCTGCAGCGCCAAGAGTCTTAAGGTCTGTCTCACCAGCAAGGTACAGTGCAATCGCAGCAGATGCTGCGGCACGGAACCATGTCAGTCCGAGTTGCTTAAATTGTTCCATTATTTCCTCCTATTATTGCTTTGCCCCGTGCACTTTGCAGCAGGTACAAACTTCAGTCTTATATGCTTTCTTTGCGGGTACTGTAGTCAAACTAGCAATAACCTGATTAAGAGTCTTAGGTTGATTCAACCACCAAAACCATGGAGAAGTATCGGAACCCATAGTAGACTCAATAGAAATATGTAGATGCTTATTATGAGCATTAGTCCCAGTGTACCGTCTGTTTCCCAACTTGGACTTTTCTTTAGACCAGATTTGTCCCTTGAAAATAAGGTACTTAACACGCTTATCTTCTTTAAGTTTTTCAAAAATGTCAACACAATCAATTCCATTCTTAGGGTCATGCGTTAAGTCAACAGCGAGTCCAGTGTTATGGTCGCTGGTTGGACTCTGTTTCAAATGAGCGTTGGACGGAAGAAGTCCATCCGATGCTTTCATACGCAATGGCGCTATCGCTGTGGCTTGTCGAAGGACAGCAATAGCGGCAGGTGTGGCTTTCTTGACTACAGACTTCATTCATCTCTCCCCTTGTTTAACATCATCTGATAAAGAATTTCTACCTTAGCCTCTAGTCTTGTGACAGAATCTTTTAGGCTTGAGCCAGCATTTGGTTTAAGTTCATACAAGTAATGCTTGACTAACCATCTAACAGAGGTAGCAAAAGCAGCCACAAGAGTGCAAACAGATATGGCTATACCAAGCCACTGTGCCGTAGTCATTATACTGTACTCACCACAATCTCTAATATTCCACCAAATCCAGTAGAGTTTTTATCTGGTGGAGTAGTGTTCACCAAACTAATACCAATGATTTGGACTTGGCGACTTTCGCCAGTATTTAAATCTTGCCATGTAACTATGTCACCATTTTCTTCAATGGATTCTAAAGCAACTACACGGTCATATGCCCGTCCTGAATAACCAGTACGAGAATTATTCCTATCTGTTTCTTCATCAAAACAATATACATACTGACTAATAAGTCTTTGTCGTGGTGTAGCAATAGTTGCCTTTGCCTGATAGCCCTTAAAGGTTGGACCTTTAGTACTATCTGTAGCATCGCGGTACATAATAAACTTATAGGCTACATATTCCTGAGCCGTTGGTGGGTTGGAGGTTGTAACCTCCACTGGCGGTACTGCTGAGTCATAGGAGATGTGGTCATACTCATTGCCATCTGAATCTACAGTTTCTAATGTCATAGAACCAAACGTAAAATTACCCCGAGCAAGTAAACGCTTAAAGTTTTTAGGCTCAAGGGTTCCGTATCTAATGTTACCTGTAGTTAGATAGCCAGTTGTTGATAAGACTGTGGCAGATTGAACAGCAATACCATTGCTACCAGAAGTAGTAAATGCTATCTGTCCAGAGTTACCTATAAAATCTACACTTGTAGCATAACCAGAAACGCTATCAAGATAGGTATCTGTTGCATAAGCAAAACGTAATGTTTCAATTTCATTACTTAAATCAATACGATATAAACCAGCATATCCGCCAATAGAACCAGTAACCCATACAAACTTATCTCTAAATGCAAAATCGTAAACGCCATTAGACTCTTCAATAATTAATGGACCGTAATTAATAGAACCATCTTGGTCTGAAATTTCTGCTGCGCGTACGCCCTTGTTAGTGCCAATTATTAAGTAGCCAAGATAGTATTCAATCTTATTTACATACTCACCAATTGGTAATTGTGCTGCAATAACACCTGATGTAAGCGTAGGCATGGCACCACCAGTACTTAATGTAAACTTATAAATAGCCGAGTTACCACCAGCATAACCTGCAGCATAGACAGCAGAACCACCTTCAGAAATAGATGACCATATCCAAGCAGTATTAGGATGTGTGTATAGCGGTGTAGGTAGTGCAAGTGCGCTACCAGTAGCACCAGTTAATTCATAGATAGAATTAGTAACAGCGCCAACAAGGCGTTGCTTAACCCAAGCAAGTGTGGCACGTGTGCCAGTTGCGTAGTACTCGGTCCATCCAGCAGAGGCTGCGTTAAGAGGACCAACATAAATATGGTCATTGTCTGCTATAAATAATCTTGTGCCATCTGTACATACAGCACCATCTAAAATATTACCAAGGTTAGTAGGAGCATATGTTGTTACTACTGTTCCATTTGCTTGAAAAGATTTAATTGTAGTAGAACCAGGAATATATCCAACTACTACATCAGTTGTTGTAGATACTCCAGAAATAATTTTATAAGTACCAGTAGTAACACCAGACATATTGGCTGTCTCTTTAAGTAAAGTAGCCTGTCCTTTAGTCCATACATCTATATTTCTACTGTCTCCAAAACGATAGTGTCCATTCTCATCGTTAGTTGCAGGGTCAAAGAAGTTAATACCAGAACCACTATGAAAAGACATCTGTGAGCGAATCCACCAACCAGTAAGTGATTGCTCACCTGGTTCGGTAGTAGAATCAAACTGTTCTTTCTTAAACGGTGCAGTCTTACGGCCATAGGGACGTTCATTATTTGTGGCTAGAATAAAAGGTAGTCCACCAATAGCAATGTCATAGGCTATGTCAGTGTTCTGCCAGATAGATGTAGAAGAAACTACACCTACGTCTACGGCAATAGAGCGTTCGGCTCTACCATCTGTTAAATCTCTACCAGCCACCGTATCTCCTTAAGTCAGAAAAAAATTAGTTGAGCAGTTTGTATCCATGCTTAGGGATAATTGTTACGAAAGAAGTAACTTGGCTTCGTCTGCAGTCATACCAAGACGGGCAAGTAGGGCTGCTTTAGTTGCTGCTTTTGCAAGTTCTTCTTCTGTTGGTTCTGGAATTGCTTTTGTTGACTCTAGCCAAGCAATTTCTTCTGCTGTCATTTCTCTTTCAATGACCTCATTAGTTTCAACATTGTGTATTTTAATTGTTGGATTAGTCATTATTTAACTCCAAATAGGTAGTAAGTTCCGTTAGAAAATGTTCCTGTTGATGGGAATAATTGAAGTGAAGTAACTGCTGTTCCATTATTAATTGAACCAAATATCATAATAGCCATTGCTCCAGCATTTGATGGATATTGTCCACCGTGAGCAAAGTAGTGTGGCCGACTGTTAGCATAAGTATAATTTGGAATCCTCATAGTTACGCTTGTTGAGTCTTGATAACCTGGAAAATCTCCAAGATAACCATAAGCCAAACCTGACGAACCTGAACCAGTTACTGTTCCATTTTGAATATAAGTATAACCATAATAAGCATTTGTATTACTATTAAAAGTAAATCTTAACCCTGCGCCTGAAGATAAAGCAGTATTTTGTAAATACAAAACAAGGTCTTTGTAATCTTGGCTAATTGAAGTTAATGAAATTGATGAACCTGAAAGTGAACCAGTTGCTAATTGTGTATATCCACCACTTGCAGCCGTAGCCCAAGCAGGCACACCAGAAGCCACATTTAATACCTGACCAGTAGTACCAATACCTAAACGAGCCAAAGCACCAGAGCCTGTTCCGTATAAAATATCTCCATTAGTTGTTGCTGTGCTAATGGTTGGTGTAGTTAGCGCAGGGCTAGTCAGTGTCTTATTAGTAAGAGTCTGAGTACCAGTTAATGTAACTGCAGTAGATGATGGTGCTTTAGCATCCATCTGAGTCTGGACAGCAGAAGTTACGCCATCAAGATAGCCCAGTTCCGTAGCAGATACTGCAGATAGGGCTGTACTAGCATTGGCTAGGTCACGGGCTTTAGTCATATTGCTCCTTGTTGTTTTATATATGATATGCTTATTACACCTAGGAAAGGTATAAGATGACTCAAAAAATTGTATTTACGCCAACAACGCTAGAGGCTCAAAACTTTGATAAACATCCAGTGCCATCGGTTTCTTTAATACCTCAATGGTATAAAGATATAAAACCTTTGTATGGTGATGGAAAGTTCCATCTTACTGAGGGCAGAAACAATCGTACTGTTAAAGCCTGTATGCCATTTTTAGATGCAATGACTGCTGGTTATACTTTAACTCTTAGTGAAGATATTATTGTTTCTTGGTCACCAGATGGAATTGTGCCAATATTTAATTGGCGTTCTAATAGAGAACCAATTAGTTTTCATAACTTAGAACAACATCAAGGAGTTCCAACCCCAGAAGGTTATAGCCCATTTGTAATTAAGTTTACATGTGAATGGACTATAACTCTACCTTCTGGGTACTCATTGTTGTGTATTCAACCTAGCAATAGATTTGATGCACCATTTCAGTTAATTACTGGCATTGTTGATGCCGATGTATTTCCATTAACTATACAACTTCCGTTTTTTATAAAGAATGGTTGGGAAGGTATAATTGAAACTGGTACTCCTATTGTTCAGTACATTCCAATCAAAAGAGATAACTGGGTTTCTTCTGTTAAAAAATATAATGAAAAACTATTTTTTCTTTTTAAGAAAAATAATGAACTCCTATAAAAACCAATACTGGCATAGGAAATCATACAAATAGTTATTCTACTAAAGTACGTGTAATACGATTGATACGTTGCCAAGATTGAAGTTCTTCATTCCAAAAGATTGTTGTATCTTCTATTTCTTGTGGTCTTGTAATAGGAGGTGTCCAACTATCTTCTTCATCTGACCAAATCCAAGATGGAAACGGTTTGGCTGGAATAAACTTATCTTTAACAGCATCATAGGTCATACCAACTCCAGCAAAACGACCTCTAATATTGCCATTATATGATGTTTTAATCCATGTGCCACCAAGGTTGTCAACTAACCATTGATGTCCTTCATCACCATCTGGATGATTGTTGTCAGTAACAACAACTTGTATTACTTTATTGTTTTCGTCAATTTGCGCAAAGTGTGCCATTATGCTGTCCTTGTCCATGTGCCACTAGAGGTGAATGTGTGATATTTGTATCCTCCAGATGTAACTTCAGTTCCACCAGTGGCTGCTATTGTTCCAGTTAAATATCTAATAATACACAAACCAGAACCTCCGTTTCCTCCTAGTGAACCATTAGTTCCATTTGAACCTCCGCCACCACCACCTGCTCCTGTGTTTGCTAAACCTGCAGTTGCGTTAGTTCCAGTACCATATCCGCCCATACCGCCACCACCAACACCGCCATTATTTCGGTTATATGGAGTTCCATAATATGTAGCGTGTCCACCACCGCCGCCACCACCAATATAGCGACGACCTGTTACGGATTCACCAGTTGTGGTTGCTGAATGCCAAGTATCAAATTCGCTAGTTCCTGCTCCACCAAAGCCACCTTGAAATTGTCCGCTACCACCATCTTGCTGTGAAGGACCGTATACTCCTCCACCGCCTATAGCCGCACTATTTGTAGAACCTCTTTGGTTAATAGTATTTCCCTGAGAGCGGCTTCCACCACCACCATTCCAAATAGCAGGAATTAAAGATTCGTGTCCACCTTCTGAACCTCCACCATAAAGAGAACCAGAAGTATATCCATCAGTAGATACTCCACCACCAGCAAATGCTGTTAACAAACTTCCAAATGTTGTGTTGTTTCCAACATTGCCTGCTTGATTACCACTAGTTAATGAAGATGGAGTGGTACCGCCTGCTCCAATAGTAATAGTATATGCACCTAATGAGGTTAAAAGTTTTGGCTCGTAAACTAAACCACCCGAGCCACCGCCATGTGTGCCACTAAACTGAGCGGTTGAAGGGCTGGCTCCACCTGCGCCTCCGCCACCAACCATTAAAACTTCAATAGTAGCAGGGTTATTAGCAAATAAATTGCCTGACTGTGAGCCAGACCTAAGACTTCTTACTGTTGCTCCCATTACGCAATCTCCACTCCGCAGATGTGAAAGTTAACTGAAGTTGCTGATGCAAGTCCAGTAATTGTATTTGTTGCAACTAGCACCTGCTTAGCATCAATTACAATTGTATCGTTTGGTGCAATTGCAGAAGTTGTTGCAAATGCAACTCCACCCAATGCTAGCGTGTAAGTTGCTGCAGTTGCTGCTGTATTTGTAATTGCAATATTAGTTACAATTGTTGTTGTTGCAGATGGAGTTGTGTATAGAGTTGTTGATGATGTTGCTGCTGCTGTGCGAGCAAGCACTTTAGTTGTTGTAGCCATTATTTACTACTTCCTTTTCTTAGTAAGCGCCCATATAGGACATGATTTCAATTGCTGATATATCTACTGCTGTCCACTTCATGCCTGATGATGTTGATGTATCAACAGTCAAAACTGCATTATTTGAACCAAGTGTTAATAGTCCTGCTGTATTATCAGCAGTACCTACAATAAGGTCACCCTTTGCATTGATTAGTGTTTCTTGAATTCCAGATGTTCCTGGTACTCTGCTAATTGCCATTATGCTATCTCGCTTCCATAAGCATTAAATGAGAAGTTTGCTAATGATGCATACACTGTAACAACATCTGTTGCTGCTAGTGTAAGACCAATTGTAATTGTGTCTGTACTTGTACCAGGAAGTGTTGCATCATAAACAATGTAATGCTTTGCAGCCAATGTTTCTCCTGCTGGTCGTACAGCAATTCTATATGTACCAGCACCTGATGCTTGATTACATACCGATATTGTTGCTACGATTGTATTTGTAGCACTAGGTACAGTGTACAAAGTTGTTGCTGTTGTAGCCGATGGGTTTGTTTGCCCAAGGACTTTATATGTTGTTGCCATTGTTTACGCTCCCATCAGCATAAAGATACTTGGATTAGGGTCTGTTACTACTGCTGTCCATTTTAGGCCAGTTGCTGTCGTGCTATCTGAGGA